GCGGAGCTAAATCGTTTTAGTAAAACACCTCTATTTTTATATTATAGAATTATTGGTTATATTAAAAGAGGTTAGAATCGCTCGCTTTTTTTACACTAAAAATGCATTTTAAAGTCTAAAAAGGGGGTTAAAGTGGAAGAAAGTGACTATTTTTACACTAAAAATGCAAAGGCTAAGGGCGAGTTTTAAGGAGAAAATTGTGCAGGTGGAAATATTATCCCCTCTCACCCCTTTTCATTTTTGACATAGGGGGTTCATAATTGTCATACTTTCTAAAAGTAATGTTCGTATAGTTGTTCGTATAGTTGTTCACAATTTATTCAAGTAATGTTCGTATGGAAATGCAGGTAATTATACTAGTGTGTAATATATTATACACTATTCTACCTGTAGTATGTATACCAGTGTACGGGTGTGGGTATTTTTTCCCCACCCTAGCATTCTTACCTACTTTCTACCCATCTAACACATATATGCAACTAATTCCTAGTATTCCTACCAGTATCCTTGTTATTTTATAATTCTGACTGTACTATTAATAGTATAATAAAAAATATACTGTTAAATACTGGTAATTCACACAGGTGCGTAGTGTGTAATCTATGGTATAATTTATATATGCAGGAAAGCATCATGTTTAATTGACAATATTAAAATAATTAAAATAATATATTAATTAATTCGATTAAACATGGAATATATAAATATAAAATAAAAAGGATGGTATAAACTTATGCAGAAAACACAGATTAAATTGTTTAAACATCGAATCGATTTAACAGGACTAGAAGGTTATGTTGAATACTTGGGTTTTAAAGATGGCATGCATGTGTATGCAATACATAATAAAATGCAGAAAAACAAAAGAATTATATCAGAATATTAGAATTGGCACACTTTGTGTAACATATAAATATAAATATAAAAGGAGTGTTATAATGAAGAAACTAGTTAGTTTAAAGGTAGTAGAATATGATAATCATTACAATATAGATGGGTTCGATTACCCTAAAATCATAATGAATCATACACAAGACTTTCAAGGTACAAGGTCTAACAGTAAGATACCGTTTAAGATTTACGGTTATAGTGACACTCATGTGTATTATAAATCTGATAGTAGTGATAATTGGGTGCATGGGTTTAAGCATGGGAATCTAACAAGAAGACATTTACATATATCAGCAGGCTATTGGGGTTGTAAAGGCTGGGATAAGAATGTTATAAGGTTAAATGATGATACCATTGATAAACTAAAGAATACCATTGACCAATTAGAAAAGCAATTATTAGAGCTTGGAATAGACTAGTAAACCCGTTACATAGAATACATAATAAAAAGGATGGTATAAAAATGGATATTATAGTATCATTGAAAGTATATTGTGAAGTTGATTTACTAGATTATGTGACCTATATTGGCTATAAAAACGGATGGCATTTATATAAATATAAGATAAGGAGGCGTAAAGAATGATTAGAATCTTCATATAATTGATTAATTGGCATACTTTGTGTAACATGTATAATAACACTCTAATATGAAAGGATTAAAAAAAATGGGTATAAAGGTATTAAAAAGACAGGCTGAAGAATTGAAACATCAGCTTCTAGACAACATAACTTTTGGCTTTGAATTAGAAGGTGAGTTTATTACTTTACATTACAATTCAAATCATTTTTATTTAGGTCATGATGGAAGTGTGAATGTGCATGGATGTGACTGTGAAGAGTATTATTATGGTGAATGCCATTACTGTTTAAATGAAGATGATTGTCCCTGCATTTTTAGTAACACAAACGGTGACACCATAACAGATACTGATTACTGTTCATGGAGTTTTAGAGGATGTAACTGTTCAGAAGGTTATGATGCTGGAAGTGAATTAAAAACAGTGAATGGGTATTTATTAAAACGCCTATTTAAATTAGTTGATTCTTTAGAATTAGATCAATTTCAAGCTAACACTACATGCGGATTGCATGTACATGTTGGTATTCCTGCGGATATTAAACAAATTATATATAATAATCAGCATGTGTTTGCTAAACATTTTAGACCATTAAGGGTCTTTAGAAAAAGGAAAACTGAATATTGTAAGCCTTTATCATGGGATACAATAGATACTACTGGCAGAACAGCCCTTGACCGTTCATTTAAAGGATGTGAAATCACATGGAACACTAGACATGCCATCGATGATAACACTAATACCGTTGAGTTTAGACTATTTGATGGTGATTATAAATGTTCTGCTGCCGATGATACAAAAGGTCATATATTCAGTGAAAGTCAAATAAAAGCATATATTAAATTATGTGTTTATTCAACATTTGCATGTCTGTTTAACACACTGAATGAGATTTGTGGAGTAGAACAAGTAACATTACCTGTGCCAAGTAGTAAAGATGATATAATTCATTGGATAGCTAGTGACTTAGTTGAATCTAATCTTAAAATATATCAGAAAGAATTAGTTAATATTGCTTAATTGGCACAGTATTTGCAGTATATAATATATAGGATGGTGAAAGATTAAATAAAAAGGATGGTATAACCTATGTGTGGATTAGCAGGAATTATTAATAGTAAAGAAAGTAAAGATAAAAATATAATGGAAGGGATGTTTGCGTGGATTTCAGTAAGAGGAACAGATTCAAGCGGAGTAATAGGAATAAATAATCAGAACAAATGTTTTATATATAAACAACCTAAAGCAAGTTATTTGCTTATAAATGATAAGCCATATAATATGATTAAGGACACATGCAATACAATATTATGCCATACAAGAATGATGACTAAAGGACATTATTCTAAAAATAATAACAATCACCCTGTAAGGTATAATGATTGGATTGTCAATCATAATGGGTATTTATATAATTGGAATTCAAGTAACAAGTATAGTAAATTAAAACAGCATGATGTGGATAGTGAGTATATTCCATTAATTGCTCATGAGTGTAACTTAGATGTGAATGATTATGATAGTATTGACAAGTTTTTAAAAGATTTAAGCACATTAACAGGTGTATATGCCTTTACTTTAGTAAATATGAAACAGCCAAGATATGTGTATATTGGTGTGGATACTCAAGAGTTTACAATGATTGAACATAAGGAAACAGGAACTATATATTATGCCAGTACATTCAGTGTGTTATGTGATGAATTATTGGGTGTATCATGGAATAAACAATATATAAATATTCAAGCGGCATGGCAGGAACTATCTAAAGAATATAATATTGTATTTAGTAGTGAATTAGTTAAAGATGAATATAAGTTCATGGTGTATGATACGGTTGATTGTCAATGGGTTTATAATGAACCGATTCCATATAAAACAGCTAAACATACCTGTTCATATACTTGTAACAACCCAGCATGGAGTTCATACACTCAAGCTAAAACTAAAAAACAATTACATCTTACTTTAGATTTACCTATCATAATCAATGGAGTGAAAATATATGACCTTAATGAATTTGATATAAAAGAGATGTTTGAATTTGATTTAAAACCTTCTGAAGTATTGGGTATAGATGAAGATGATGAAGATTATGAAAAAATACCAATAATTAATATAACAGAAGATGAATATACAGAAAGTGAGATTGTAAATGATTTAGACCCGTTATGGGATGACCCTTATAAGTCATATATTGGATAATAAATTATAGGTTTTTATAATCATGTTTAGAGAAAGGGAAGAATAAAATGAATATTGGAATAGAGATTGAATTCACTGGAATGATTATAAGAGAGAAGCATTTAAAGTCCTGTAGCTTTTGTTATGATGGAAGTATAAAAGCTCAAGGATTAGCATACGGAAAAAACATGACTGGATGTGTTCAGCAAGAAATAAAAACAAGAGTTTTAAATACTTGTGAATCTAATTTAGAATTCGATAATCATGTGTATAGTTTTATGAAACAACTAAACACTGTTGCACATGCTTATAGACCTGTTGTTAATGAGACTTGTGGGTTACATATCCATTTCAGTGAATTAGATTGGTATGATAATAATAATACTGATTGGAAAAAGTTTCCAATTAGACTTAGCACATTATTTACTATCATTAAGAATGCAGTAAAATGGGAAGACAAAGTATTCAAATACTTCCAAAGGTATGATTTTAGAAAAAGATATGCAGATAAGTTAAATGATAATGAAATTGTCACACCCGATTGTGCAACTAAAACAGAAGTTGTAAACTTCTTACGCAATCTGGATAGTGACGCAAGGTATAGATGGCTAAACCTTCAGTCTTTATTAAAACATGGAACAGTTGAGTTTAGATTATTCAATGGAACATTTGATATTCATGAGATTGCTAAAGCCATTTATTTTGTGGAATGTATGACTCAAGAAGATATGGATTTTAATCAATTTATGATTGATGTTAATAATCCTGTAACTAACAAATACTTAGGTTGGGCAATGGAAATAACAACCGTTCCATATAAAAATAAGAATATTCATTATAAGGCAATAGATAAAACTGGATATATCACTGAAACTACTTATGTGGATGGAGATGAGACAAGAGTCATTATGGAACATAACGGCATACGAACTGAAACTGTAAACGGTTCGGTTGTTAGTGAAAGAGTTCTTTATGATAAAGAACTTGTTGACCTATTTATTAAAACTAAATTGAACAAAAAAGAGATGAGAACTAAAATTGAAAGGTGTTCAATGAATGCAGAATATATCTCTTGTATGTGCTGTTCAAATGTTTGTAAAGCTAATGTTTACTTTGATTGGATTGATGCACAATTGAGTTCAAATACATCAAAAGTGATTGTTAAATTACATGATGTATTAATGAGTGAATTGAATGATAGAATATCTCCAATGCGAACAACTATTTTAAATTGTGATAGCTCAAACGGTGAGGAAGAGATTGCACATGTAATGGCATTTAAACAAATGTTAGAAGCGATTGCAACTTATCATAAATCTAGTATGGCAAGAGAAGAGTATGGGACTTTATGTGCCACATTAGATAATTTTTCACAATATCTAAATGGGGAACTAAATGCGATGGATGAATATACATTTTTATGTAATTGTATAAAATTGATTGAGATTATTAACCGCCATGCAGATGTGACAAAGAATACAGAGATGTTATTCTATCCGACAAATTCTTTAGTATTCTTAAATGCGTTTACAAGTTGTTATACACCTGTTGTAATAAGAGATGTAATACAAACATATTATGGGAATTGTCAATTTGTTAATGATAGCGTTATTCATCCTGCGTTTATGGCAAGGATATACTATCATGTTATAAAAGATACAGTTTTAAGAAATAAAATAGCTACAATAATTGCTGAAAACCTATCTTATGAGAATAACACTGCGGCATATATGAGTACGGTGATACGGGTATTAGCTGACCATGTCAGTGAACAACCCGTCGGTGTAACATTTGCGAATGAATATCCAGATATAGATGATAATATTAGGTATCCAGCAGTAGTTTATGCAAGTTGTTTTGACTCTGATATACCAGTCGATGACTCTTATGAAGTTGGGGATATAATGTCTCACTTAAGTGTTGAAGATGAAGAATTTTCTGTATGGATAAATGATTAAAGGATGGTGAAAGATTATGTTATGGGTAATATTAGGTGTGCAGGTAATAATATTTGTTTGTCTTGGAATACTGATTGTGGGTTTAGGAAGTGTGGTAAGTGGGTATAATACTCATAGTGAGTTAGTTAAAGCTCTTATTGCGTATTTAGAAAGGAATAAAAATGATTAGAACAAAAACACCAACTTCTTTATCAGTAAGTGGGTGTCAAGCGTTTCAGCAATGCCAGTTGAAATACTATTGGAGATATCTAAGAAAGATACCATTTATAGAAAACATAAAGATGTGTATCGGTAAAGCCGTGCATGAGGGTATGGCATTCTACCATAAAGCACATGGAGAAGTAATGGAAACTGATATTGTAGATTGTATGAATCTTGCTGTGGATGGATATAATTTATCCGACAATGAGAAGGATGAAGTGATAAGAACATCCAGTAAATTGATACCTAAAATTATTAAAAAGGTTAAAGATTTTAAACCTATGCTAGTTGAATATCCTATTGAATTACAACTAGATGAAGAATTTAAAATTGTTGGAGTTGTTGACTTAGTAACAGAAGATGGAACAATTTATGATTATAAAGTGTCAAGTCGTCACAAAAGTGTGAACGACCATATATTCCAGTTAGGTGTGTATGGATATTTAGTAAACAGAGGGGCATGTAATGGGGGTATTATATCCGTTAGAACGGATGGAGATGTTAAGGTAATGGTAGAACCTCTTGACCCTGTTAAGGCATACCATGCTTTATTAAGTAATTGGAATGCGATACAATTATGTTTAACAAATAATGTGTTTGCCCCGACCTATATAGGATGGCATTGTTCAGAAGAGTTTTGTGACGCATGGAATTACTGTAAGTATGGTAGTGGAAATGATTATACCGATACTTATACTGATTTAGAATATACGGAAGTGGTAACTAATGACTAAAATTGGTATAGATGTGGGGGTTAAGAATATTGGAGTAGCAGCAGTACCATTGAAAGACAATAATATGTACACAACCGTAGATGATATTTATTTGGTAAAAAGAATTATACAGAGGTATAATCCTATACAATTTGTTGCAGTCGAATCACCTTTTTGTAGAAATAATATTAAATATTATAAAATATTATGTGAACAAATTGGGTATATTAAGGGTGTATGTAATGAATTAGGTATTGATTGTATTGAAACGAATATTAAAAAAGCAAACAATATTATAAAGGCTAAGACAAATGATGATAAGGTTGCAGGTGTGAGGAAGTTGGGGTATACTGTTCAAGATAGTCACCAAGCGTCTGCTGTGTTATCAATATTAGTTGCAGAAGGGATGGATGAATGAGAGATTTTATATTAGATTTATATGATGGTGTGGAATATTCAAACATTCTTATTAGGTATTTGAAACCTAACTCACTTGCTGTATCTCGTTTATATGCGTATTCAGGAACGGATAACAGTATCACAGAACCATCATTAAATCAACTAGAACAAGAGGTTCAAAAGTATAATTCACAAGGATGGAATGTTTACTTTGGTGTAACACTTAGGGATGATAAGGAACAACCAGAAATTGCAACGGCGTTATGGGTTGATATAGATGAATTTAGTAAAGCTAATAGTTTAGTAAATCCTAAACAATCTACTATCTTACAATTAGTGAGTAGTGAAAACGCCCCAAGTTGTATTGTTGATAGTGGTAGAGGGCTGCATTGTTATTGGTATATTGAACCAACTAAAGACTTTGATTATGTGGTTCAAGCGAACAAATGTTTGGCTAAACAATGGAACGGAGATAATTGTAGTGATATTACAAGATTATTACGATTACCCAATACATTTAATCATAAATCAAATGCTCAATGTAAGGTTATTGCGAATATACCTATGAAGATATATTCTGTTTATGATTTTAATATCTTACCAATGCCTAAACTATCTAAATATATAGCAAACATTATTGAAACTGGGGAATCTGGTAATTATAGCAGTAGAAGTCATAGGGATTTTGCTGTTATAATGAATATGATAGCTTGTGACTATACAGACGAACAAATAAGAGAAGTGTTTGAAACTAAACCTGTTGGTGATAAGTATCAAGAACATCCTAATGGGGATGCATATTTGAAAAAAAGTATAGAAAAAGGAAGGGAATTACATGCCATTCAAAACTAATGTGAAAAATCAGGTTCTTGTGGAACGCAATGATTTAAAAATTAAATTGTTCTTAGGTGAATCTGAAAAAGAATTAACTATTGACGAAGCTGAAAGACTTGTGACACAACTGGTAACAATACTGATTGACATTGATATGAAAAGGAGGTATAATTAAATGACACTGCCAGAAAAAATACGCAAGTGTATGGAAGAATATGATAAGAGTCGAGGGTTAGATGTGGAACTTAATCTAACTGAAGAAGAGAGGGAATATCTCTCACAAAGAATAATGGGGATGTTACATGAAGGAAACGAATCCAACAATTTACAAAAAAGTAGAAGTAATTCCGTTAAATGAGTTTGTTGAATTACAATTAGACGACCAAGTACAACTCATATCTAAAGACAGCTTTAAGGTTCTATTGGAGTTGTGTTTAGAGTCGATATTTCAGGGGGATACAAAAACTTATGAAGTAGAATTAGAAAGTGGAATTGTTAAGTTAAATGCAGTAGAAATGCACATGTTAATGATGGGATTATTGAAAGCATATGAAATTATGTTTGATAGTAAAAGTTTAAACTTTAATAATCCCGAATTCCGTGAAAGAATACAACAAATTACGACAAAGGATAAACAGAATGATTAAAGAGTATTTAGAGATTTTACAAGCACCGTTTGATAAAGATGATGTGGATATTAGACCTATCCGTTGGACGACTAATAACGACAAGGCCATGCCCTTTGCTTATCTTTCAGCGAAAGCTGTGATTGAAAGACTGGACGAATTTTGTGCAAAGGGTGAGGGTAGATATTGGAATTTAGATAGTGAAGTTATTGATGTTCCAGATGACTTGAACAAAGTAGTTGTGAAAGCAAAGATAACTATATTTGTGGATGGGGCATATATATGTAGAACAGGAATTGGAGAAGCTGAAATCTTCTTCAAAGATGGCAAGGTAAGTAACGACCCTTACAAATCAGCAGAGTCAGATGCTATTAAAAGAGCTTGTGCTAACTTTGGTATTGGTAAATATCTATATAACCTACCTAAATTATGGTTGGGTTGGCAAGGTGATAGAGTCTCAGGTAAGTTTACTGAAGATGTGTATGCGGCATTGTTTGAAGGTAAGGTATCAGAGGATAAATTTGAACAAGCGTTAAATGAGGATTATTCACCAGCTCAAGCACCAGCTAGAGGTTTACCACGAACCAGAGGGCGTAATATTCAAGCACAGTTAGGTGTAACAACAAGAGATAACGGTGGTAGGGATGTGTTAGCTAACTATCTCACAGAGATGGCATATGATGTTGAACCCGATTCGACAATAGATTCTTTAGTTGATGTTGTTTTGGATAATACAACTAATGTTAATCCACCAACGGGACCGCAGTTTAAATTCTTGGCAAACTTGGTAGCAACAAAGAATGCCGAAGTTCCCGATTTCTTGTCTTTAAGTAAGCAAGACTGTAGCCAATTACTAGAGTCTTTAAAAAATAGCTAAACCTAATGGGGTATAGAGTTCCTCTCTTCCTCTATACCCCAGCAAAGGATAATGTATGGAAAAAGAGTATTTATTTTTATCTCAAATAATTAAAGATGACGGATATTTAAAAGTTGGTCTATCTATTGTAAATCCAGATGACCTTAATGTAATAAATGGTGTTATATATAAAGGCATTAAAGATTTGTTTGAAGAGGGGATTGGTATTACAAATGATACCATATTATATAAGCTACATGACAATCCGTTGGTAGCAAACATAATACCAGTGTATCTTCAAACAATCAGGGATATTGATACATTTTTAGATATAGATAGTTTCACTATGTTATGCAAGGAATTAGCAGAACAGGGTAAACTACGAACAATAAAAAATCTTTTAAAGGAGTTAGCAAATGAAGATACATTAGATATTGAGTCATTGATTGGTACCACAATTAATTCATTGTATCAAATAAATCATAAAGCAGAAAACATACAATCAATCACAGATTTATTAAAAGGTGGAGATTATAAAAGAGATGTTATTGTTTCTACAACTCTCACCGAATTGGATTGTATCTTAGATGGAGGGTTTGCTAGAGGAGAATTTGTGATTGTGGCGGCTAGACCATCAGTTGGTAAAACAACCTTTGGTTTGCAGGTTGCTGTGAATTCTGCTTTACAAAAGATTCCAACTTTATTGTTTACCTTAGAGCAAACGAAATCTAGTTTGCGTGGTAGATTTAATAAAATAATGGATAATAATGTTGATGTGCTTCAGGATGTGCCGTTATGGATAGATGACTCTTCCAGTATATCTATTGACCAGATATATTATAAAACACAAATGTTAAAGATGTTATATGATATAGAAGTGGTTATTATAGACTATGTTGGACTATTATCAGGAAGAAAAAGTGGACAAAGTATGAACGAATTTTTAGGATATGTGTCAAAAACATGTCAAGCATTAGCAAGGACACTTAATATAACCGTCATACTTTTATCACAATTATCAAGAGAAAGTGTTAGGGAAAACAGAGAACCAGAATTGCATGACTTACGAGATAGTGGTTCGTTAGAGCAGGACGCTGATATTGTGATGTTTTTATCCAGAGTCAATCGGAACACAGAAGAAGTATTAACAGATATTAAAATAGCTAAATCAAGGGAAACGAATATTGGAAAAATTAGAGCTGTCTTAGACACTAATAGTATGAGGTTTTTTGATGACTAAATTTATGTTATTAGAAGAAACATTGAATCCATATACGGTTGACCTTAGTTATTTTGAGAGTGTGGTAGCCCAACAAAAAGGTGATTATCTCAAGTGTTTAAACTACTTTAGAGAAAACATGGATTGTCGTGCTGATACAAATTCTATTCAATCGCTAAAAAATAAACTAAACTGTAAATCACCCCACAGAGAATTTGTAGCAATTGCAAGGATGGCATGGTATGATGTTCATGGTATTGCTCGTTCAAGAAGGTTATTCACAAATGAAAATCAAATGGTGTTTAGCACCCAATGGGTATCACTCCACCCAGAAGATATATCTGTAAGATATAAAAGACGATGGGTAATTGAAGGTATCTGGAAGGGATACCAGAACAAATACTGGAAATTACCCATCTCTTACATGGGTAATCATGGAACATTAAGGAAAGCTGGACATGATTTTCATATGGCTATTCAGTTAATTGTTCCAGAGGTTAAAAACATGCGTGAGTTTTGCATGCATTTGAAAAAGGTAATAGAACCTAAAACACAAATGAATATAGAAGAAAATATTTGGGTTCGGAAAGCAGAGGATTATAATGAAGGATGTGATAGTCTTACATTTGTCAGACATTCACTTCGGAGAAGTAGTTAAATTCCCCGAAAACAGGTATAGTATGAAGATTGCAACTCATAGATTGGATTACTATTTTACTCAAGTAACCGATATTGTGAATAATATGATAGAACAACCAGAGATATGCCATATCTTTTTAACAGGGGACATAGTTCACAATGAAACAATGAGGGGAAGTGCCAAGATGCACACTGAGACCAACATCAGGGAACAGGTATCATTAGTGGCAGAAGTTTTATTCAATCGGATTATGGAGTTTTACCGTAAGACGGAAACGATTAATCAAATCTTAATTCATGGTATTAGAGGAAATCATGGAAGGGTAGGTAAATATGGCGAGGAACATGATGATTCAAACTTTGATAATATGGTGTATGATTTACTTAACATTATGTTTCAAAATGTTACAGAAAATATTACCGTAAAAACTGTAGGGGGATTGTCTGCTCATGTGAATATCAATAAGTGGTGGTTTTTTGCAGAGCATTTGGACACAGTAAGAGCAAGTTTAGGAACGCCTTACTATGGTTTGAATAGACAAAAAGACCGTAGATACAAACAGTTGGCAGGTAAGCTAGACTACTATCTATGTGGACACTTCCATAGATATTATGAGGAACATGATGGTGTGATTAGAACTATAATGTGCCCTAGCCTTGTGGGGCTAGACCATTTTGCTATCAAATCAGGTGGTGGTAATTTAGCCGCTCAAAACATGTATGTGATAAATCACAAACATGGTATGGTAGTAAATAGATTAATTGATGTCGGACATATACAAAGATAAGGATGGTGAACATGGAACAGGTTATATTATTTTTACTAGGTTTAGGTGGTATAACATGTGTTGTGTATTGGTTATTTATAATGATAACCGAACAGCGTGAGAAGAAGACGAAAAAGAAATTTAATGAAGATATAGATAACTTGATGGAGTTATTGGAAGATGTTACATCTCAGATTAACGAACCAACATGTATGGTATTGTTGGATACTGGTAAAACATCAGGAAGTATTAGCCCAGAAATGGAATTCCAAACTCGGTTTTCTGTTGATGTTGACAACTGTATATTTGAATACGATACATACAAAGCATATCATTTTGGTGAACCTAAGAAAGGTGCATTAGAATTCTTTAAACGCCAGCATGAATTAGGTAGAAGTTTAGGTGTTCATACTGCTAGAAGTGATGTAGAGTATAACGCATTATACGACCACTTACAAAAGCATGGGTTCTTACCTTATATCTCACGCATTCAGTTAGGTAAACCATATGCAGATGTGTATATAGACGATAGAGCTATCACTTTTGATGATAACTGGGATAGTATGGATAAGTTGGTTAATGACCAACTAGCAAAACAACGAGAGAAATACCAGAAAGGACAAAAGAATGCCAAAAGTATCACATAAAACTTTAGAGCAACAAATCTTACAGGAAGGTGTGAAGTTTGACGGCGGTAAACCTCGTTGGGATTTACTACCTTTTGATGTATTAAATGATTTAGCTATGCTCTATGCTAAAGGTGCAGAGAAATATGAAGATAGAAATTGGGAAAAGGGTATGGATTGGAGTAGAGTGTTTGGTGCTATGCTTCGTCATGCTCACGCATTTTGGGAAAGAGATGATATAGATGAGGAAACAGGGATGGGACATATTATAGCTGTTATATGGAATGCTATGGCTTTAGCTTTTTATTCTAAACATAATATAGGTAAGGATGATAGACCTGTGAAGAAAGGGATGGGATTGAAAAATGACTAACTGGGAATATTTACAAGAAGAATACAAACCGCCTAGTAAAATTGTGGAAGCGACTGGATAATGGATTTACTATTAGTAGCTATAATAATAGCGATAAATAGTCTTCAGTTTTCTTCCGATAAACTGGTGGAAAAGAATATGACGGTAACTGCTTATTCTACTAACTGCCCTATCCAACGGACTGGTAATAGGACAGCGTCTGGCACCAATGCTAGTAAGGTGCAGGGTATAGCAGTTGACCCTAAAGTGATTCCGCTAGGTACTAATGTGTTGATTGATGGTAAGTGGTATCTAGCGGACGATACTGGAGGTAAAATCAATGGGAATAGAATTGATATTAGATTAAACACTAGAGATGAATGTATTCAATTTGGGGTACAAAAGAAAACAGTATATTATTGGAGGAAATAATGAAAGAGAAAACAGTTAAAACATTATGCCCCAAGTGTGGGGCTAAGATTCAGAAGCTAGACGGACATATGTTCTATGAATACACGTACGAATGTGGTAGTTCATATGACACTGGTACACAGAAGTTTGTAGATAAATGTAAAGGGGGTGATAAAACTGAATAGATTAGTTGTATTAATTGGTGTGATACTAACTTTAATTACACCAGCGGTGGCTGTACCAATAACACCACCTTCTATATATGACATTGCGTTCGCAGATATTAATGGTACTACGCCAGTTGGGTATCAAAACTATTGGTATTTGGATACAATAAACGAAACCATAACTCATCATATTTATTATGATAGTTGGTTAATCAAGGATGATGTTCGTATAACTGTACCGTATATATGGACAGGTAGATATTATTGGGGACTTACAGAAGGTGTAACAGTTACAACTTATACCCATCATAATATACCTTTGGTATGGAACGTGAAACATATGTTTGTTGATACTCAAACAGCGTATTATAACAAACCATTACCAACACATAAAGCATATTATATGGATATGGAATTGTATCACAATGGTTATACAGGGTTCTATTATAGCATACATTATGATGCTATACCAGAGCCATCATCTTTACTAGCTCTATTGGTAGGATGTGTGGGGTTAAGGAAATTCTACTCCTAACCCCTTTATGGAAGGGAAGGTGTGATAACCCTCTTACCTGCTTGTGGTAACGCTGGGTTCACATCTTCTCCCATAGCTTCACTTGCTTTATTAGCAATGTTGCTATTAGGACGCTGTTGCCTCATATCCACAGAGGGAATAGCCATTGGTTCTTCCATATGAGGAATCTGCATTAGATTCTGCATATTAGCCATCATCTCTTGCTCTATAGCAATGAGTTTATTCTGATAATCCATATTCATAGCTTCCATATTAAATCCTGTACCATCATTATATCTCTCACCCATCTCTTGAGCCTTCATACGAATACCTTTATCTGGCATAGGTTGAGATGTGAGGAACTCAATTAAAGTTTCAATTTGGTCAGGGTCAACATTAGAATCAGTTAATAGATTCCTTGCTCCTCTTAGTTTTACTAATCCATTTTGAATCTCTTTAAGTTCAGTTCTTATTCTGTCAGCTTCTAGCATTTGACGGTCAAATAATTCGGTTCTTCTAGCTTCATCTAATGCTTCATTATTTAATGCTTTTTCTGCTCTACCTATAGCTCTTTGAAGTTCAGCATTCTTTTGTTTATAACGTAACTCAGCTGTTTTATCTATATCAATATCTCTCACATCTAGTAACACATCATACCATCTTTGTGGTTTTGTTGTGACGGATAAAGGTTTACCATAAACAGCTGCTTGAAGTTTACGAGCTAATCTTATCTGCCCAACCTGTTCACTCAAATATTTATAACGTAACTCAGCAGCAGTTACAGGGTCGGTTCCTTCTGGCACAATAGGTGCACCGTTGAATGTGTTTTTATTCACAGCGATATCAATAATACCTTTATATGGTTGTCCTAAATTTTGCCATGCTATTCTTAATGGCATAGCTGCACCTTCCAATGCATCCACATCAAATATATTCCAGGGCACATATGGGTCAAGATTAAAATATCTAGGTTCTTTACCAGGGAGTCGAATAATTAGGTTTTCTTCTAGCCATTCAGGTAAACCAACTCTCTCTAATTCTCTTTTATCAGGTGAAGTTAATCCAACAAGACCTTCATATAACTGATAATGTTTTGTCATAATTCTAGGATTCTCATATGGTAATTTTGCTAGGTTTCCAATCATCTTATATGAATATGTGAGGAACGGAAACACACCAATTCTTCGTCTGAAATAATCTACGATTGGTGGTACATCTCCATAGTCAATCATCCATTTTTCTGCAAGTAACACACCTTCTCTATCTGTCATACCTAATCCACCTTGAGCTTTAGGTTTCACAGCTTGTTTGAAGATAGCCATCTTAGCCGCAGACTCTTCCCACGCCATTGTTTGTTGGGGAAATTTATAAGCTCTACCTAACAAAGTATTTTCTAATAAACCACCATTACCCATTTTAGATAAAGATGAAAATTGTTCATTGAGAATTAATGAACTTTCTCGAATAGATGGTGAATATCTTGAATATCTTATAAAATACATATCTCTTGCTAAAATACTCTTAATTCCACTAGCAACATGTTCAATTAAAGCAGGAACTGATGTTGTGTCGAGTGCAATACTTACAGCAATAGCGTTAGACACTGCGTTATGTAAACGAGCCGCAGGGTAGTAAACAACATTAGCAAGTTTAAACGGACGAATAACATATTTACTCCACCATGTTGTTAACTCAGATGGTCGAGAATGCATCTCTTTTGCAGCTCTTGTAAGGTCTGCATAAACAATTTCTGGCACATATTTACCATTAAGTTCACCCCATGTTGAACCTATTAATTTTTTATGACCTGGTGCCCAACTATCTTGAGCTAACCCTGTTTTGTTTACCATCTTATAAAAGGTAGCTGTAGATATGTCATTAGCTGCCCTTCTGCCAGATAAAGTTATAGCGTCAGAAATGTTGTTCACTTCATCTAATAAGTTACGGAATTCAGGTGTGAGTTGCTCTCTACGCTTTGCAATACTGGTACCAATACCACCAATATCTATTCCAGACCGATGAACAGTATCTATATCAGCAAGAAGACTCTCATATTGAACACGCAATCTATCAGCTTTAGCAGAATCTAGTTTCGATATCTCCTCTAAACGAGCTTCAACACCTTCCATATTATACATTCTTCTAATATGTAAACCACGCATTTTATCAAATTGTTCTCTACTAATAATACCTAGGTCAACTTCCATTAAACCCCATTGTTCGTCTAATTTTCTTCCCATCTTAGCAATGGTTTCTACAACATCAGGGTCAAAACCTTGTTCACTAGCTTCTTGGCGTACAGCTTCTCTTATTCTAGCAGCCATTTCTCTTTTATTTTGAGGCACTTTCGGACCAACAACCAAATCATCAGAAATAAGCTTATCATAATCGTCAAACTTCCTCACTAAAATTTCCAAATTTCCTTGGAGTTTTCTATCACCTGCAACAGCTAAAGCCTTTCTCATTTGAGATATACCCTCTTCAGATAAACCTAAAGCGGTTGCAGTTTCAATAGCTTTCATTCCACTTCCCACTAACTCTTTATTTGCAGGATTTAGAATCTCATAATCAACACCAAATCTTTTAATCAATTCATCAGCTTCACCTTGAATTAGTGCAAATCTTTTGGGTATATTACCCTTTAGTATCTCAGCAAAATCTGTGAGAGTGTCGTACAATTCAGGATGTCTTACACCTAAACCAGATTTAGGAAGGCGTAAAGCATTACTGAATACTCTTACATCATCCATAGATAATCCCCAGTCAGCTGCTTTCTTTTCAACTCGTGATAAAACAGCAAATGCTTTCTGAAGTTCAGGACTATCTACTGGTGGGGGTAAACCTGCGTCCATAGCTTTAGCTACTCTTGCTAAAATATTTTCATTAATACTATCACCTGTTGCCATATCATGAGCAAGGCGAAGTAGTTCCTCTCTTTGGGGTGCTTTCAAATTCTTTAATTTTGTTATAACCTTTGCTGTATCTTCAATAGAAGTCAATACAAGCCCGTGGTTTATAAGAAATCCACCAGCTAAATATCTTTTTACTGCAGGCAATCCACCATCTTTACCTAAGTTATCTAAATAAGTTTGACTTACATAGTCAAGAAGTTTATTGTTAGTTTTTAATAAAGCCGCAACAGACTCTGCTTGTTCTTTGATTTGAGCTTGCATAGCTCTAGCTTGACGAGCTTCAAATGTGTATTTATCCCTTATCTTTTTGGTAGAGTTACGGAGAGTCATACCAAACAATTCATGAGTTTCAATAGCTTGCATCATTTTATCAAAACGACTCCCAGGTGAAGTAATTTGACCTGCCAAGTCACCAATATATTCTATGGCTTTTTCAACACCAGGAATTTGTTTTGCTACTCTGGAACTTCCTTTTAATAAACTAGCTCCAACCCTCATCCCTTTTCCTATTGCTCTACCATATATACCAGCTAGCACAGGGTCTGCAACCTCAGTTGCAAATGCTAATGCTGTGTTCAAATTTGTTTTTGTTTGCCATCCACCGATTTTAATATTAGCTTCAGGTGTTACATCAACACCTACCAAACTACCACCAGACTTTTGAATCTGATTGATACGCTGTTTCACATCTTCATTAGATACTTTAGATGTGGCAATCTTACCATCCTTATCTTTATATGTGAGATAACTAACACCTGGTCCGTAGTCAGAATAGAATGTGTTAAGTTCCTTCTTCATAAACTCCATTAAGTTTTGATTTTCTCTTATAGGTTTATCCAAATCCATTAATAAATTCTTAGCAGTTTTCGTATCACCAGCAGAGATATAGCCTAACGCTTGAGGTAAAACTTTACCCACACCATGATATAAGGTAGCTGTTGCTTCACTTAATGATTCTAACCCACGCAATGCTTCTCTTCTACTTGATGGTCCAGCTTCATTCCATAACTTCACAGCATTTTCAAATATAGTTGGTACTTTTTTTACAGACTCAACATCGCCTTCTGATAGATGACCAAGTATTTGAGCAGTTGTTGCGATAATCCTCCCAGGAAGTTGGATTGCCGCTGATACTGCTTTCTGTATTTTACCACCAGTCGTTAGTTTTTCTTGACCTTCAACAGGTTTTCTAGGTGCTGGTTGGTATGTAGTCTTAACGGATGGAATCTTTAGCATTATTTCTTTCTTTTCCTTGCTTTAGGTACTTTTCCAAATGGTACACCAGCATCAAACACTCCGAGTTCTTCCCATAGTGTTGTGAGTACTGATGTTACTTGATTCTCATTTAATCCCCCAGCATATAAACTTTGAGCCATATTATTTTTATATGATTCCCATTTTTCGGGTCCTTGGTCTATAACAAAGTTAATAGCATGGAGTGCCGTATCTCTAGGAAAATCTAATTGATATTTGAATCTCATTACTTTAGTAAAGTTATCAGCAATCTTCTGTTTATGCTGACTCCTTTGTGTTGGTGTTAATTGAGTTTTCACTTCAGCTAAAGCGTCAAGAGATTGAAGTATTTCTTTACGAGCTTTAGTTACCTCTTGTTCTTCTTTACTCAGAGGTCCTTGTTGAGCTGCAATTCTCATCTCAGCTATTTGACGGTTATTAATACCCGCCCATTTAGTTCTAGCCATAGCTCCTTCTTGAATCATAGCTGTGGTCTGAAGAGCAGTTTGAGAACGCATACGCTGAATATCTCTTTGATTACGCATCTCTTCTCTCTTAATTTTCCAATCACCAACTTTAAATGCGGCATCTTGAGCAAGTTTATTTATCTCAAATTCAGATAGAGCGTCTTTTAGTGGGGGTAAGCTCATCGCTATAGCCTCTGCCATATCTGGTTCCATACCAGCGGTAACCATAGTTGTGAACAATATTTGTTTTTGTTGGTTAATACCTTCAGCTGTTTTACCTAATGCTAAGAAATATGTTTGTTTAGCCAAATCAGTAATAATACCTGCGGCTTTAGCTCTTGTGTCCTTCTCTAACTTATCTTGTTGTAAAGCAAAATTAGTACGTTCCTCTACTGTTAAGTCAGGATTGCCTAAAGCTCTGATTGTATCAGGTGACACATTATATTCCATTGCAAAATTATTCACAAGTTGACCAACGGGAATACCTTGCTCTTCAGCAATGCGGTCAATAGGGTTACGCTGAAACACATCTGCTAACACTCTCAATGTTTGATGGTCGATAGGTTTAATTGGGTCATAATCCACAACTGGTAGCTCAAAATTTACACCAATCTTTCTAAACCCTTCATTAAGCGTTGCTGTTTTCATAGCACTCATTTTCTTTAATTGTTCTAAAACTTCATCACTTCTCTGAATTGTACCATCCACAATTCCTTTACGAATATCCACAATCTGTTTACTTAATTCATCAGCAGCTTGGAGATATGGTTCTTGGGTAAATTGGCGTTGAGCTTGAGATGTTTGAAGTTTTTGCATTTCCATCTGTTGCTTTTGCATTTCCATCTGTTGCTTTTGCATTTCAAGCTGTTGGTTGTGAGCAATAGCTTCTCTTTCAGCACCCAAATAACCTTGACCAAATCCAGATATATTTTTTAAAAAATGTCCTAAGAAATCACTCATATGGTACCCCCTTAAAATGTCCATTTACCTGTGTTAAATTGTCTTTGTGTCATATAATATTGGGACGGAACGGTTATAGGTGCTGACGGTCCCCGCATAGTCACGTTCGTTACCCAAGGTGATTGAACAGGTTGTTGGACTCGAGGTCTATTCTGCCACTGTCCTATGATACTTCCTAAACCAACCAATGCGTCTGTCCAAGGATTAGGTCTAGCTCCAATCATCTGAGCCCTCTGCATTTCTGTGGATGCTAATTGACCAGCCCCTTGTAGTGCAGCTCCCCCAGCACCAAGAGCAGGTGCTAATGCTTGAAGAAGCATTTGAGGACCCATTCTTTGAGCGTCAATCATTTGGTTAGTCATCTGCTCACTTTGTTGCATATCTAATCTATTTAATTGAGCTTGAATTGCAGCAGGTGGTAAACCCATTGCTTCAGCTCTTGCCATTATTTGTTGACGTGCTTGATTATAAGGGTCAGCAGTCATTCCTAATTGCCTACCCAAATCAGCATAATAACCCCAACCTTCTTGTTCTACAGGTTGACGTGATGGTGCTTCACTTCCCATAGGTCTAGGTGGCTGACCTAATGATGTTCCTGCCACAGGTGAAGTGGGAACTCTATCAGGATTAAAACCTGTTGCTCCTGGTCTATAACCAAAAGAAGATAAAATACCTTGCAACGCTGTTTTATAACCAGGCATTCCAAATTGTTTAAACAAATCTAATTGAGGCTGAAGAGCTTCTCTTTGAACCTCTGTTGCTCTGTCCATTGCTTTGGCTTGAGCTTTTGCTGCCTTAGCTTGAGACTTTGCACCCAATATACTTCCTATTCCACCTAAAATAGCACCTAACATATTAACCATCACCTTTTTCTATATATTTTTTAACGGTTGCTGGTAAAAATTCACACACTACCACATGACCATCATCTAAAAGTATTGCAGTCTGTGGTTGTCTGGGTGTTCCATACATGTTATCTGTGGTATATATTACCTTACATTCAGCGTCCATTTTTAGCAACCATTGTTTCATTTTTTGAAATCTAGTTGAGAAAATCCCAACAACTCTGTTCTTATCTATGAAAGATAAACTTCTTCTAACTTCTATTAAATTACTCATTTGTTTCCTCCTACTATATTATACCCACATTTTACTAATTCTAAACATTAATATGTAGTTATCCATGTGCCATATCCAGCAGTGGCTACCCATAATGTTTCTGTTGCTAACTTGAGGGTAATACTAGCGTATGATTCATAAGACTGGTCATTATATATTGTTTTACCTGCACCACTATCCATTATTATATCACTATCACTAGCGGCAATGGTAAGTTTCCCAGTATTTTGTTTGATAAATGTGAACTCCAAACCTATGTTTGCTGAACTCACAGATGGTAGAGTGAATGTTTTGTTTGAAGTTGTCATAACAAATGTTTTCAAATTATCATCTACTGTAACCGTATAATCATCTGATTTAGATTCTGTTACAGGTATAACTCCACCCCCACCACTAGAGAATGTGTGCCATTCATTATTATAGTAAAGCATAAGAGCTTCATTATCTATATCATAATAAGTTGGAACATGATTATCTTCTTTCATAAACTCACATGGTTTCGTTGCAGGGATTTGCAGACTATTAAAACCTTGAGGGTTTTCTGTCCATGCTGGAATACCATAATTATGATGAAATACAACACCAGCAACGCCATTCATATTCCCAAACCCAAAAATATGAGGTCCGTCAACATGATGTTCACAGTCTGACATTCCTCTCTCACATACCAGATAATTTAACTGGTCAAATGTTTGTCCACCATCAAGAGAATGATATATTCGATATCTATTATTTATAGTATTGACTGTGAATAGCAACATGGATTTATCTGTTATAGCCAATCGAGACTTAGATATATCGCTACTATCACCACCAAATGTTTGGTTTAATGCTGTAGTAACAAGAGTCCATGTTGCTCCTTTATTTGTTGATTTCCATAAACGAAATCCTATTGGTGTATTACTACGTCGTCCAGTTAAATAAACATCCCCATTATATTCATAAATACCATAATAAGCATGATTACTAGATTCTGGTTGCACTTCTGTCCAACTATCACCTTGGTTCGTTGACCTATATACCTTAGAACTACCTTCGTTTGCTCCTAATATTGTATTATCATCTAAAACCAAGAGAGTTTCCTTTCTAAAAAAAGGAGCACTAGTTCCAAAACTCTCTGGTACAGACTTATTTGTCCATGTTATACCACCGTTGGTTGATATACCAATAACCTTACCAGACGCTACATAAGACTGAGCTGCCACTACAGTGTTACCGCTTGGCGAATATTTAATATTGGTTGCTGGTACATTATTATTAAAATTATGAACTTCCGAAGATGTTACAAACCCGTCAATTGTGCGATATAACCTATATGTAGAAGATATAAGTCGACAAAATATACCTTCTAAATCTGACCCAGGTTTCATAGCTATAGTTGACCCATACACATTAGAAGTAATAAGTGGTGTAAATGTAAATGATGTATTATCTAATTTACCTATAAAATTCGATTTGACACCGTAAACACGATTTGGTGTTTTTACAGTAAAGTCTGGTATATCACCACTTAAAGTCTCATAAACCCAGTCAGAATATTGAGATAACCCACCAAATTTTTTACTGATGACAAGGGGACTTCTGTTGATGTATCTAGTGACAGGACTAGATGGTTTATTTCTTGCTGCAAGTCTATGTGTGTGGTCAGCTCGTGCTATACGAGTTTCTGATCCACTATCATTAGCACTACCAGTATCTTGAATCATACTAGTCGAACCATATATAGTTGAAGGGAATGAATTAACTCTCACAACCCCAGACCCTTGGTTACTTAGAGTTGCGTTATCAAATATAAGTTCTTTCACATTTGTCACATTTGGATTATTATCATCTTCTCTTACTCTTAATGAAGATTGGAGCCTGGCGGTGGAAGCGTTTACTGATGATAAAGCTGTGTTATCCACTATAAGTTTAGTAATACCAGTTAATGATGGAGCTCCATCGCTTTCTTCAACGGCTAGACCAACATCAATACTGGCAACACCACTACCATTATCCGTCACCACCCCATTATTAAACTTTAATGTGGTCACACCATTAACAGTAGGTGCACCACTTTGAGTTGTAACGGTGATAGCACCAAGACTAATCCAATTAGTACCGTCAAACCAATACAGTAAACCATCTTTCTGAACCACATCTCCCTTAGAAGGGGATTCAGGAAAAGCTTCTACCTCACCTACTGTTAATTTGTGTATATGGTCAGAGATAGCAAATGAATCTGCACTTCCAGCAACATTCTCTATCCCTGTGGATATTACTTCTCCTGTGGCTAATGGGTCCTTCCCAGTCTGTGGATTATGACTCTTAGCATGAACTTTAGGTGGATATTCAGATTGACGTGGTAAATTAGCACCAGCCCTTGCGTCAAACTCTGCAATGGGGTCAACTGGTTGTCCAGGGATTCTAATTGCTGGTCGTCTTCTTCTCATTTCATCTCTCCTATTTTTTCTTCTTCTTTTTACCTGTTTGAATTGTGTTTCTTAATGTGTCATAATCCTCTTCCATCTTACGCATTTCTGGGTCAAGAGATGGTTTTCCATATGGATATCGTAAAATATTCTTTGGTTTAGCCATCCCTACTCCCACAGCAGTAAAAGCTTTTTGAAGAGGGTTGTTTACCACCTTATCAATTACTTCATACACATTAAATTTCTTCTTTTTGTTTGCCATTTTAAGTCCTCCTTTAGTTAATTCAGGCATATCACCTGTAGTTAGTTTAGCCATTAAATTGTTGCCCCCTGTTCAACAGCTACTTGAAGTTTAGAAATAGAAATAGGTCGATGAGATTCTCCCTTAATTTCTAATGATAAAAACTGTCCTTGAGCTGAACTATCAATGCCAACTTGAACATTACCATCATATGGGTATTTAAACACAGTAGATGATAACAATTTTTGTTGTTCGTCATATATATTAAGTGTGAGATTAGGTGGGTTATTATCTCTAGGAATTGACCTACCTATCACATTCACATATCTAATCCTAGAATATCTTCCTGGGGTAAATTCAAATGCTTTAGTTTGATACGCTAATGGAATAGCTTTATCGTAAACTTCATAATCAGGATGACGTCCTCTTATGTGGAATCTTGTTTCCACAATACCAACAATCGACACATATCCTGGTGTTCCACCATATAATTTACCATCTCTATCAATATAATAACAACTATATGATAATGAATGAGGTCCTTGCCATCCACCTTGAACACCATAAAATAATGTTTTCCATTCATTTGTTACAACTTCTTCATAACTTAAAATATATAATCCATCAACATAAATAGCTGTGACTCTATCATCTCCAATAATTCTACGAGTTGAATATTGAACAGGTTCCCCTATAAATGTCACTTGTTCGTTAAAATCTAACTGCATAACTCCATCTGGTGAAAGCCATATCAAACCCCAAGGTGTGAGTTGAGCTGTGTTTCTTCCAATACATCCTGGGATATTCATTGACTGATAGGTGTAGAATCCAACCTCAGTTTCTTGAATCCTATAAGCAAAGTTTTCTTTAAAACAAATACCTGCTCCACCCCATGCCACAAACTGGGTGATTCTCCCACCGTCACCAGGATTTATCTCAATGGGTCCGCCTGTTGCTGCTTCAGTTTGGTCGATAAATGGAACTCTTGGCATATACTGCGGTTTATATTCATTCGACACCCATAAGGTATCTAAATTATCCTTTCCATCGTCAGTCTTTCCGCCCCATGCAAATAATCTATTATTATGAAACATACCGTCTGCAAGAATTGGTGGTTTATCATTATCCAACGACACTCTTTGAGCTCTAGCTACATCTGGATTAGATGAATCATCTGCTATAGTTATATTCCCACCCCCAGTATTTGCAACTTCTTTACATAACCTAGGAACGGTTATACCTAAACCTGTTCTATATAATCTCACATGAGTTACTTGAGCGTCAGCTGAACCTCTTACTCTAATAGACATATTTGTATTACCAGTTGTAACTAAAGCTGGACTAGGATTTGATTCAGTTTTATCTCTCTCATTGTACCAAGTATAATAATAAGTACGAGCTTCTGTTCCAGTGCCAGCTAATTTAACAGGTGCTATCATTGGTGCGTCTATACCAAAATCAAACACATTGGTTCCATCAAATTTCTTATTAGCGTCAACGCCGTTAAATATATAAACATAATCGTTAAATTGAAGTAATCTAATTCTAGCTCCAATCGTTCCGTTATAGTTTATTGTTTCTGGTGGTTGATACACATTCTGTGTTTTATAAACTTTCCCATTATATGCAAACATAATATATGGGTCGCCAACTCTTGGTCTATATATCAAAACATCGTCCACAATTTTTCCGCCCCTAGAGGGTTCATCAAACCCATAGGGTAAATTCGATGGACGAATAGTTTCAATACTATGTAAACCTAACCGAAAGTTCTCAAGTTTCTGAGCTTGGTTATCTTGTATTTCGTATGAAGGGTCAGTATTATTCAACCCAGCTGTTGGTTCTTCTAATGTGATAAGATTTAACATTCTATCACTCCTTATAGATTTGCATCATATCTAGCCATTTGATTCACACCAATGTGTTTTAATGCAAACACATTTTCTAGTGTATCTGGTGTGGCGATACTGGTTCTTCTAAATGCAACATTAAGTAATCTCTCTACACCAGGTGTATCACCTACTATATCCTCAGCACGAATATCAAACACTAATGTTGAACCAGCGGCAGGAATATTTGCTAGCTCATTAGTTTTTGATAATATGGTAGTACCACCAATCTTAACAATCAAATCATATCTAAGCTGAGCTGAATTGCTTGTTGTGTTTTCAATACGAACTTCTACTTTAAACCTATCTTCATTACTTCTTGCTTGTTTAATACCACCACCATAAATCCACGCACCTTCTGATGCCCCGTCTGTATGAGCATTTAATCTAATACATTCCTGTCCACCTATATTAACCGTTGATAAAGGATGTGAACTTTTAGTATTATGAAAACCAAACATTTCTCTATGAATATATTTACCTCTGGTATGTAAACCAGTATGGTTAATACAGTAAGCTTCAGAATCTATAATAACACCAGTACCATTTGGTGCAGCCAATGTAGTAGCGTCTGTATTACCTATAATTTTTGTTGTTGGTTCGTTATCAGATGTTAATTCAGAATATTGAATTGTAGCAGCATTCCCCACAACAGTTTTTGGTCGAATATTATTAAAATCCATTCCAAAGAAATATCCTGTAGCATAATTCCCACTATAAACTGAATGGTTATCACCAGCAGGGTTATCAGTGAATGTTATGCAATCGCCAGCTCCTGAGGAATCTCTAAAATAATTACCAACAAATGCGCTCTTTTTCATATTTTTAAATATTCCTCGACCTCTTACCACATTTCCGCATACATTCACATAATTAGAAGACTGCACTTGAATAGCAGCCCTTTCAATAGAAAATGCTGTATTTATAGCTTTATATTCAACAGTATTATTAGATATATTTGCGTAATTACAATATTCAACATATATACCCGACGCTGAGTTTAACGCATTTGATGGAAGGTGTGCGTCGAATGAAAATTCAGTATAAATAGTATTGTTTGTGATATTTGGTCGAATATTATTTGCATTTGCTGTTGATATATCTTTAAGATATATAGCAAATCCTGACCAGTCATAAATATAGTTATTTGTAATACGAGTTAAACCTGTATGTTGTGACCATATTGCAGACCCTCTCAAATGAACATCTAACTCTTGTCCATAATCCTGGTGAATTCCTGGATTAACAATATTGTTTCCGCTAATATCTACCATAACAGGTAAACGATTCATCCCTGTTTGACGTTGGAGATAAATAGCATTTCTTCTAGGGTATAATATTTCATTACCTTTTATAACCAAATATTTATGAGGAGTGTTACTCACACTACCAAGACCTGTTATCCAATTGATTGCATGTCCATCCTCCACAGTTCCAGGGAATGCAATCTCTGTGCTATATCTATGTATAATATTATCAGTAATATAAGCATTTTGTGCTCTTGTTCCAATAATAGCGTCTCTTTGATAGTTTCTAATATCGTTATTTTGAACCCAAAGATTTTCACATTCGCTACTTCCATTATTGGTAAAATGAATAGCTGTGGCTAAATATCTAAACTTACAATCTCTGATAACAACATTCTTACCATTAGAAATCTGAATACCTTTCGTAACAACAGTAGAAGGATTTTCCTCACCTGCTCCAACAAATGTGAGTCCAGTTATCATAACATTCTGAACATCATTCAATGACACAATTTGAGCTAACTCAGGATATCCTTCACATGTTATAATACTTCTACCAAATCCTACCAACGACAGAGCGGCAGGTTGAATTGTTAGAGTGTTTAAATTCTTTGTGGTAAGTTTATATGTACCAGATGGGAATAAAACAACTATACCTCTTGCTACAGCTGTTTGTTCATCAATATTATCAAACTCAATATTCAATGCGTCATTTAATAGACCATCCCAATTTAAAATACTTGTAACATTATCAGTATAAGCACGAGCATTAAATATCGCCGTGCCACCAATCACTTTCATTGTATCAGTTTTTTTGAAATTCTTTCTAAGAAACTCATTCCAATCAAATGCTTCATTTGGGTTAGTCCCTGGTGCGTCAGGAACTACCAACCCCATATAGGGTGTTATTTCGGGCATAATACCATCTCCTTAAATTCCTTTTTATACATTCTAGGAAACTCAATTCCTAAGCTACTAAAACGTTTGGTCACATTATATAATCGAGTTATATAATGGTATTTATCTTCGTCATTATCATAAAACTCTTTAGCTTTCAAATTATCTGTAGATTTATACACATATATCATATCACCAACTTGTAAGCCAACTGATTCTACTGCTTGTCTTAGATTTGCTTTAACCTCAGATTCCATTGTTTTTGGACTTATTCTTTCTCTACGAGCAATAAAGTCCACATTAAATTCATACAATAGTTTATTCTGATACTTTTTATACACATCTAAGATATTATCAACCGTATCAAGACCGTTGGTAAAAATACAATGTACCAAATCATTGATAAAATCTTTTGCAAACTGTTCATCTCTTCTGCTCCTTAATGAATTCCCATGAAACTCTATCTTATCCCCAACTTTAACGGCATAGTTCTTTGCGGCAATAGATAGAAACTGTTCATAATCCCCTTCTAGTTCTAACTTAACCCAGTCAGGTATATCTAAATAAGGAATCACATCGGGGTCGCCTTGGTAAGAATAAAACACACCGTCTGTGTCAACTTCTATCACTTTGTGTCCTAAATCTTCTATTTGGTCCGCAATGCTAGAAATTAATTCTCTACCAATTTCTGTTACCCTCGACGCTTGATTAAAATCTGTGAAATTCATTCCTGGTGTTCCCATATAACCATAGAACGAGTTAATAATAATCTTATAAGCTTTTTCTAAACCTTGATAATATGGTTTCAGATGTTCTTCACATGTTTGAGCCAATTGTTTTAACTCTAGTCTTTTTGATGTTAAAGACTTTAAGTGAGTTAAAAATATTCCCAGGTCATCTACCTCTGGTGCAATTTTCTCATTTAGCATAATGGATGGATATAGAGAAGCTACGTCAATCTTTGCAACATTCTCAAATAATCCTGCTCTTCTTAATTCCACAAATCCTCCCACATATGACGCTTCATCTGTTGGGGGAAGCGGTACTGAATATCCAGACTGAATATATTCTGTTATCAGTAGCATATTAATCTTACTTGCTGAACCAGATAACAATATATCTTGAAAGGTGTCAGGTATCATTGTGGTCAAATAAAACTCAGACTGAACAATTAAATCCATTAACTCACTTGTTGATTTAGCGTCTTGTAAAGCATAATGAATAACTTGGTCTTTATCTGTTTCCCATTCATCCACAATATTTTTTGTGTCAACCATTGGTCTATCATCGTCAACTAATCCAAAATATTTCTCTAAATACTTTAATGAATATGATTCTAGTTTACCTTGAGTATTTGAATCATACCTCTGGATTTGCCAATAAGTATCAACAAACGTTCTACCATAACATCTATAATTCTTTACAGGGGTAGTGGAAGATCCAACTCTAAATTGAGTAACGTTATTCATCCAAACTGGTGTAAGATTTCTACCCCAGTGTAAGGCTAAACCTAAAAACTGTGCTCTTTTTTCAAGGAACGGTATATCAAAATTAAATATATTATGCCCTACTAAAATATCAGGGTCAAACATCTGAATAATATCTGTTAATTCATTTATTATATCTTCTTCAGTTCCTGTGATTGCAAGTTTAGTATCATCAACATAAACTGCTACCATTAACAATTCGTCCACATATGGGTTAAGTCCTGTTGTTTCAATATCAAATGCTAGTTTAGTTACATCTTCATACTTCATACCGTCAAATAAACGGATATTTTGAAGTGCCATATGCTGGTCAACATTATGACTAAACTTAAAACTTATATTATAAGGTGCTTCCCATTTATTGTGAATAAACTTATGGAGATATTTTAATTTATTCTCACCCTGTAAATTCACAACCTTACTTGGACAGTTTGTGATTCTAGGAACCGCTGAGATACACCACGTTTGTAGTGGTTCAGTAAATTCCGTCACTTTGTTATTCTGTCTTACAAAATAACTAATCTCATTATTTAGGTTTTGTTCAATAGCTACAATATTTTTCATACTACCCCCTAAGTTTATTATACCCAGGGAGTAGCAATTTTAAACCTATGGTAATTGCTGATATACCCTTAATATTTCATCAGCAATCTTCTGAATGTCTTTACTCTTGGTATCTTTTGCAAAATCATTTAATGCAATATACCATCGATAAACATTCGTCTTCAGTTTTTCATACTCAGTTAAAATACGTACAAATCTAAACATTGAATTTTTTCTCCTCTAGTAATGCAATCCATTTCTGAAGAACTTTAATACCTGCTACAAATAAGGTAACAAATCCTCCGTCAGCAACGGTAACGTTAATAACGTCTGTAGCATTTGCAATTAGAGTACCTGTGAATGTTACAGCACCTGCAACAAGAGCACTAGTGACAATTCTGCTTGCGTTCTTACCAATAATGCAACCTAAAATCGTTTTTAAAATCATAATATCCTCCTATCTCTTTTGGTCTGGTTGTTTTCTAACTCCACCCTTTTTAACAACAGGTGGGGTCAATTCAATCGTTGGGTCAACTAACTGGTCTTCCGTTGGTTGACGCTGAATGTTTGCGATTCTTACTGGTTGTTCGCCAGTACTTTCCACATACTGTCCATTTATCCAAGCCATCTATTCTACCTCCTCACATATTCTCTTGTCCAATCACTTTCAGGGTTATAATCAAATAATTGAGTAAGAGTTTTTGCTCCTAACTCTTCCATTGTCCAATCTGAGATTAATACCATTTTCATCGCACCTTTTGTGCGACCTGTTTGTTCAAATGCTCTTACTCTCCACCATCTACTCATTTATATCACCCCTATACACATACTGGACATTTTTCACGAGTGTCTAATACCTGGTCAGGACGAGAACCATCTACATAAATTGTAATACCTTTACATCCTAAAGACCAAGCTCTTTTAAAAATATCAGATACCTCTTTTACAGAATAATAAAATGGTAAATTAATTGTTTTACTTACAGCGTTATCAATTTCTGATTGAAAAGCTGCTTGTATGTTCACATGGTCATATGGACTAATTTCTCTTGCTGTTTTAAATAATTCTCGTATGTATGCAGGAAATTCTGTTCTATCAATAATAGAACCGTTCTCATATATATGTTGCTGTAATTCCTCTGACCATACACCAATACGTTCAGCAAGAGTTTTTAAATCATTATAACATGAACTTTCAATAGCAAACTCTTTACCATCTAAACTTTTACGAGTCCCAGCTAAAGCAAAAATAGGTTCTATTCCACTAGAACATTCAGCTAAAATACTAATACTCCCTGTTGGGGCAATAGTAAATACACTTTTATTTTGATAGTCATATTTTTCAATTATATCATATGCAACTTGTTTAATAAATCCCATAACATCTTTAATTACTGGCACAGATTGAGCATATGGAATTGATAATCTAATTAACATATCAGCAAACCCCATAACCCCTAAACCAATCTTTCGTGTTTGACGACTCATTTGATTGATTTCATCTAATGGATATATATTTTTATCCACAACTCTATTCAATAAATGAACAGCAACCATTGTGGTATATTTCAATTTATTATAATTAATTTTACCATCTTTTACCATTTGACCTAAATTAATAGAACCTAAAACACAACTCTCATATGGTAACAGAGGTTGCTCACCACAGTTATGAACTACGATACCATTTGCTTCAAATGCGTTGATGTTAGGAACATTAACATCATATACATCCATGTCCCCAATATATTCAATACCTGTTATAGTTGCTATAAACACTGTTTTATTTGGCGTCCTTTTGTATGTTTCTAATAACTCTCTTAATTTATTTTGTTTATCTTCATGATTAAACCCAATAATATCATAAAAGAATTGTAAATTATCATTAGAAATAACTAACTCATGACCAGCTTTTACATCATATTCTTTATATCCGCCTTTTCCATCTGGTAATAGTTTCTTCCCTTCTGGTTTTCTATTCGTATATATAGTAGATAATATACCCAGTCTATGTAACATTCTTTGAATAGCATATAAGTTTTCTAAATCATGTTGCCACAATCTAACACTTATACCTTTTTCTGTTGAACCAATTACAGTCCCATCTGAATCGAACATACCTCTTATAAATCCAATATGAAAATCACTACATGTTTTTTCAACAGCTGGTGTTATTCTTTTTTCCCCAACACTCATATCAAATCTATAAGCCAAATCTCTTACATAACATGATTTTAATCTAAATTCCTTTCTATCTTCAATCATCTTCTGAAAATGTTTATCATAACCTAATGATTTGAATGTCTGTTCTATAGCTTTCACTAATGATGGTGTATCCCAAACACTTAGAATTGCTCCTTCATCTTTAAGTGTTCCATCTCCTACAAGCATACCTAACAAGTATCCGTCTTCAAGTTTTCCATAACCTTCCCAGCTAGAACCTCTATTGGAAGATAATTCTATTGAATCTCCAATATTCAAATCCTCTACTCTAGTCCAACCACCAATAGTTTTAATTAAATGGTCTGCGGTTGCTTCTACTGAATATCCTTTATCTGTTGAAATCTTAAATACTGGTTTATATCCAGTTATAAAAAATCCATCTTCTGATGTTTTATTAAATTTACCATCTAACAACAATTGGCTTGGAATTCCCTCAAGTTCAAATATTTGTTTTGGTCCATTCTCAGTTGTTACCCAAGTGTTTCCAGATAAACATGGATTGGTTGTTTCTATCTCCCCTAATTCTGGTGTTGGATTAAAATGATTGATATGGTCTAAAAACAATAGACCTGGTTCAGCAAACTGATGAGCTGTTGAACATATCAAGTCCCACACTTCTTTAGCAGAAACTCTTTTCACAACCTCGTTAGTGTTGGGATGAATCAAATCATATTCAGTATCAGCAAATAAAGCTTCCATAAACTTATCTGTGATTCCAACACTAATATTAAAATTAGTAAATTCTGTCACATTTGCTTTACATGTGATAAAATCTACAATATCAGGATGGTCAATTCTTAATACAGCTATGTTAGCACCCCTTCTGGTTCCTCCCTGTTTTACAACGCTTGTTGCAACATCAAATACTTTCATAAATGATATTGGTCCACTTGCCACACCATTAGTGCTTTTTACAGAATCATTCATTGGTCTTAATTTTGAAAATGAAAATCCTGTTCCACCCCCAGATTTATGAATTAATGCCATATTTTTCACAGCAGTAAATATACTATCCATTGAATCATCAATAGGTAAAACAAAACATGCAGATAACTGAGCATTGGGTTTTCCTGCATTCATTAAAGTTGGGCTATTGGGTAAAAAATACCCCTTTGACATAACTTCATAAAACCGATTTGACTCCTTATCATTATCAGCTAAATAATTGGCAACTCTCCAATACATATCTTGTTCCGTTTCCCCATCCATTAAATATCTTTCTTGTAAAACTTGTTCTTTCAGCATTATAACCTCCCTGTCCTTGGTTTCATTTTAATATCTCTACCTCGTTGATATAACGATTGTCGAGTCGCAAATTGTTGTACTTCAGCTAAATACATCTGTTGCCATTGTCTTGCTTGAATAACAGAAGCGTCATCTTGAGCCAATGTTAATGCCAGCTCTGCCGCAGCATAATGGATAATAGCTTTTGTAGCAGACGCAAATAAACCTGCTATTGTTGCTTTATCGTCACCTAATGCTGGTGGTCTAATTAAACTCCTAATCATAATATTATCTTTGCCAGTCTTAGGTAAAGGTCTATCAAATCCTATTACTCCACCATAGGAGTAGTAATACGTCGGTACCCCTGGATTACTACTTAACCATAATGGATTAGCTATTGCTAAATCTCTTGAAGATATAGGTTCTAATAATTGCCAACTTGCAACCTCTTCAACAATCGCCCCACTGGTGTGAGACGCCGCAATAGTATTATTTACCCCTCTTGTAACGTTTTTAAACACATAGTCTGTTTTTGATGTGTATCTAACTTGTTCATCATTTATAATCAACACTCCCGAATTTGGAAACTCTGTCGTGAGTGACCTAACTTCAATTTCATTAGCAGTAGTATTAATACTTGTGGCTAGTACTACAGCACTAGCATTTCTATAATACAATTCAATTACTTCTAAAACATCAATCGGTAATATATATTCAGATATACCCCTTTCTGAATGGGTACGGTCGAGTGCCATTGCAAATGGTACACGATTACTTAAATCATCAATCCCAAATTCAATAAATCTTAAAATATCAGCATCGGTAAATGGTTTGGTGTTAGTTTGACGTGTGAGAGTTCGCACATCTCGTATTAGTTGTTCCCTGCTTATTGCTGCCATAATCCACCCCCTTTAATAAAATTATCACCCACAAGTGGATGTGGGTGATAATACAAGCGGCTAACCTCCTGCGTTACCCCACCAGCCTTTGTATGTGGTGTATCCAACGCTATAAGCATAAGCAACACTATTGGCAACGCCTTTAGTCTCGAAATCCTTATCAGCGTCATACCAAGGTCTTTCTCTCCAAAAGAACTTAGTGAACCTCTGCTTTGGAATAGCTCCAATGAACCATGCTTTATCTGATGTAAGATATGGGGATATAATTACATTTTTGATAAAGCCCATACCCTTGACTGGGTTGTCAAGAGCAGCTGCTGCTGTGTTAGCACCAGCAATAGACATAATGTTACTGCTTTCCAATAGTTCCCAAACAGTCATTTCTAACTCAGGGGGGACTAGCAAAGTATCAGGAATATAAGAAACAGGCTGACCTCTTTCGTTTACAGACCTTCTAATCTTTGTAAGCATAGCTTTTAAAGATTCTTTAGTCAAAGCGGCTGGAGTTCCTAAGTTACTCTGAACACCTCCACCAAGTAATGGATGATTGTTACTAAATAACGGAACTCCATCTGGTCCATTCACAGTAAATCCTGTGTTGAAAATATTCAAAGCATCCTGCTCAATACTATGTCTTGTAGATAAACTAGCTGCAGTTACAAGCTCTTTTGATGTTTTGTTATATAAATCATCTCTAAGCAGTTTATGAGAAACAGTCCATGCCATAGCGTAATCAGTATGGATAAATCTGACTCTCTCGCCACTAAGCGGTTTATCATACAATACTTTACCACCATCTGCGTCCCAAGGTGGTACGGTTCCAAATCCTGCAAGTATAATTTCCTCTTCAAAAGACTTTTTAGACTCTTTAACGTCGAAGAGTTTAGTATACTGCATACTTGGTTCATCAATTTCATTAAGATATACTTCGTTAAGACCAACTTTGGTCAATTCAATCATATCTTGAGTTATAAGTAATGCCATTCAATCTCACCTCCCTTTATGATGTAGAATCAACTATAGATTGAAGATACTTAGGAATTATCTTGACGATAACTCTACCTCCCACTGTTCCAACGGGGTCACCTGGGTGTAATGCCACAACGATAGCGTTTTTATTCACAGTTACAGAATTACTTAATGCAAATTTACCATCACTATGTTTTACCAAACCCATCTGAGTTGTTGGTAAAGCAGTAAAAGTTGTTGCTCCCACGCTGGTGTGGGTCGCACCTGTAATGAAATTCACCTCAAGTAAACTATTCTCATTAAGCACATTAACAGCAACAGGTGAGTTTGTAACGCCTGCAGCGTTTACTAACGCTACACCTAGAATATTAGCAGGTGCAGTTACACCAGCTGTTGTAGAACAAGCTGCTTTAACAAAACCTTCATCTAAATAAACTAAATCGCCTTTCTTAAAACTCTGACCCCCAGCTTCTGGATAGGTGAAAACATCACCACTGTTTCTTTGTACCACAGCTTTTTGTATATGTTTAGTACCCATATTTATTCACCCCCTCTCACAATTGCACCAGAATTACTCTGGATAACATCAACCAGTTCATCCTGGTGTTGTTGACGTCTTCTCATTCCTAACTCAGCAATATGTAATTGACGCTCCTCAAATATAAATTTGGGGATTCTCATCAATACTAACGATTCGGTGACTACTGGACCATCTTTAGCGTCTTTCTGCACAGCATGTGGCATGTATTCACCAGAGTTATTTTCAGCATTTACTACCTCATATCCCAAATACTTCATACGCTGAACTGAACTTGGATGACGTTCATCCTGTGCAGCTAATACATATTCGTATTCTGGGTCTTTATTCACAATCTCATGAATATCAATAGATTCTAAATTTTGAATTGCTCTATCAATCATTTTTTGTTCTTCTGCTGTATATTTTCTTCTAGCCATTATTTTTTCTCCTTCCGAGCAGCTTCAAGCTTTTTAGCAAACTGTACAGGGTCTAAACCCCATGCTTCTGCTTGTTCTCTTATAGCTGCTGTTACTTTCACTTTACCTGACCTTTTGCTTGAGCCAGTTTCACTTAAACTTTGACGAGCCATCTCTACCTTCTCACTAGATGACTCACGATATTTCTTTAATTCTTTTGCAAGTTCTACTTCAAATCCCTGACCTAAAGCCCAATAAAATAAACTCATTACGCTTTTATCATTTGCTGGAATGTTAGAACTCTCAGCTGATTGAATAACCAAGTCTAAATATGGTTCAAATCTTGGATTCCTTTTTGCTAATTTTTCTGCAATAGAAGCCAACTTAGCTCTATTCATTTCTTGTCTAACTTCAACTAATGGGTCTTGGTCTTCTGTTGGAGGGGTGTCATTTACCCATCTCACAAAATTACCATTTGAGTCAAACTCTGCTCCAAGTTGTTCTAATCTTTTTTGAAAGTTTAACGTTTCACTCTCAATAATAGAATCCAACTCTTCAACAGACGGGACAGATACAGCATCATTATCCTCGTTATCATCTTCTAGTTCCTCATCCTCTAATTCTTCATCATCTAATTCCTCGTCAGCAGTATCAATCTGCTCATCCTCTAATTCGAAGTCTTCTTGTTCTAATAATTCTTTAGGCATTTTCGTCTCCTTTTATATTCTGCGGTATCTCAAGAACAGCTTTATAACATCTAATTTGCTCTTGATATTTTACAGTATCTTCTTTATCACATGTTTCTAGTTTAGCTCTAGCAAATGCTAGTTTTTTAGATATTTCATGAACAATCACATTCCATACTTTAGAGTCAATAATATCATATTCGGATATTCTCATTATACTGCTCCTGGTGTCACAGGCATAGCGTCAGGATTTGCACCAGCTGCTTGCATAAGTGACTCAATATCTGGTTGTTCACCACTTACTTGATTCATTGTTGGTAGTTGTCCTTGAGTAACTGCTTGTGCTCCACCTTTCTCTGGTGGGTCGCCAATAATTAACTGATATGCGTCCACACCATGAGCTATTAAGAACAACTTATTCAACTCATACCAACCCTTTTTTGGAACCATTTGACCTGTCATTGGGTCTAAATCAAACATAAGTGGGTCATTCTTCATAGCTTCTCTCACAAATATTAACTTTTGTCGTTCAAGTTCAGCATTTGAAGTTGTTGTATTACCAACTGGTTCAATATCATATTTATTCCATAAGTCCTCCCACTCCATATCCTCCAAATAATTTGGATGTTCTGTTACCCTTTCAAATTGGTCGTTAGGTAAGAATTGTTTTAGTAATCCTATTTCATGCCATGCTACTCTCTTGAGCCATTCAACACCTAAACTTACCTGCAATCTAATTCTAATAGAACCTTCAGCTAATGATGCTTCAATCTCATAAGCTGTCTGTGTTCCTCTAGGAACTTGACCTAAGTTTAACTCAGATACACCTATAACATTTTGAGCATAATACATTAATTGATTTTCATCTTCTAGTGTATCCCTTAATGGTGGTATCTGAACCAACGGACGAATATCGTCATGTTCCTGTACTTTCCACATCTTGCCAGGATATACAGATATATCATCGTTTAATGCTGGACTACCTTCCACCACGGTAAACATAGGAATATTTACTAAAGTTCTATTATCTAATCTTTGGTTATGACGTGTTGTGATTTCTTCATCAATATCAGCAACCAACTTAACCATAGATTCTCCATAAAATGAGTTAGATACAGGAATTGGAATATAAGCATGATACCATCTCTCACCAAACTGAGCAGGGTATTCTTGCAATCTAATAATTGTTCTTGTTGTGTAATCTATTGTAACAAGATAATCTTCATCTAAACCATCATCATCTAAATCATAAGCTACTATTAATTCAAATAGTTCATAATCTATATCCTTCCAATCAATACCAACTTCTTTAACTCCAACTCTATTATCTTCTGAATCGACTACATTTTCGCTACCACTGGTTTGTTCACGAAGTTCCTCTAACCAATCATCGTTATATAAGCCAACTTCAGCAGCTTTCTTTAATTCATCCCATCTTCTCCAAAATCTATTTCCTACAAACTGTGCTCTATCAATGCTGGTATTTTTGGCTGGATATATGATAAAATCCTCAGTAGGAATATGAACCATCCGAGGGGCATTATATCTATGAACCCATTTACCACCAATCTTTTTATAATCAATATCCCACACAGTCTTACAAATTCCTGTACCTGTGATTACGGCGTCTTTGATTACCAAATATCCTGCATTCAGTTCACCAGACATTTGATGATGATACCATAAAAAATTCTCAATAGCTTTTGCTACTTCAATATCTTCTGATTCTTGAGGTTTAATTCTCACATATGGATTAACCCCAAAATGGGATTGAACCAGTCTCATAATAATAGCGTCAGTTAGAATACGAGTGATAGGAATTCTAACATTTGACCCACCTTCAATAATGGGGTCCCTATTATACGGAGTCACAGCATATGATTCTCTCCAAGTAGTAAAATTTTTATTACGTTCCACATTTGCGTCAATAACTTCATCAAGACGTTGCAACAACCATTTGGTCATATCATCTCTCTGAGTCTCTGTAATAGATGGAGTTACTGGTTTATATTTTGATTTACTTGCCATTATCGTTGTATTCTCCTTTTAGCCATAATTGACTCTATTAGATTTTTAGCTTCTGTATCCGAAAACACAGTTAATCCTGCAACTTTCCCAGTCTTAATATATTCTTTCCATAACTTTTTATAAGAGTTAGCTTTTCTTTTCACGATTATCTTTCGTATATATTTTAATTGCTGTTGGTAATGGATTATAAACAATAATTTTAATATTATGAGAATCTAAAAACGGACGCAAAAACACCATATCTCCTGATTCTGTATCAATATTAAAATATTTTATAATAGGTTCTTTCGCCACATATAATGCTCCATCTTTTAATTCAGCATTTGCTCCGTCTATTAATTCATCGTTAATATATAACTGAAATCTTGGAAACATTTCCACATCTTCTTTAAATTTCTTGATATTAAAATTAACCCCAGGGCACGCTGTAGCAACATAATCTTTATGTCCACCAACTTCCAGCTTACCAAATTTGCATCTTAACTGATGAACAACATGAAGAGCTGATTGATATTGAGGTTCTGTTGCTGAATCAACCATAAAGTTTCCAATCATACAAATACCTATAGAATCTTTATTATGATTGCGTGTATGGGCTCCAACATCTTGAAGTGGACGACCAAGCCATATTCCACCATCTGGGTCAATAATAATATGATATGCTATTTGTTTAGCATTCAATGTATCTGGACGTTGTTGATATTTTTCCATTGCTTGAAGCGTTTGTACGCCTTTCCAGTCTTTAGCTGCTGGTGAATAGGAATGGTGCATAATAATACGTCGTAATGGACGTTGGATTCTCAATCCACGTAAAAAATTAGTGAAATCTTTTTCTGATATTCTTATAAAATTAGTTGGTTTTCCCATTATACTATCCTCCCGACAATAAACCCTATAAGTGCTGGTAATAGTCTTAATGTCACATCCCATAAACCTCTAAAGAATGGGCTACGACCAGTATTATAACCTTCTCTAAAATGTTTATCTTTAAATAAACTATCCACTGATTCTTGAATCTTATCTAATTTTGTATCAATGTTGTCAAATTTTTCTTTTAAGTAGAGTTTATGGTCTATACATCCTTGTTCTAAACGTGCTACTCTAGTTGTTATTGCTTCTGGCATACCATCACCGTCCTTGTATTATAATTATACCCACTTTTATTAAATTCTAAACCTAATATCCTGTTTTTAATGTATTTCTTTGTAAATTAAATGAGTTTGTTCGTCCTCTACGATTGATATTTTCCAAATATGTGTCCATATCAACTCTCATTGACTCCCATACTGCATATCTTAATGCTGCAATTAAATCATTTTCTTTATCTACAAACCTTTCTTGGTTATCATTTGTTTCTTTACGTTGATATTTACCTATCTCCGCAATTAACTCTGGACATTCGTCAGAAATATGTAGTTTAGTAAATCCATTCGTAACCTTCATTAACTCAGCAATCTTTCTATTTCCATCTACTAGCTTCTTGGTTCCTAATCTGCATACTATTCCATATTCAGCATATTCCTTCCAAACAGAATGTCCTTTGGATTGTTCAATTGCCTTAGCTTGAGAGTCAATAACATAGATAGGTTTAATTCCACCTAACTCTTCATTGGTCATATGAATAATATCTGCATGGTCTTTAGGAAACATCTCACTAGCTTTATGTTCTTTAACCACATATGTGTCGCCATTATCAGGATTAATAGCTAACCACACAATTCCTGTAGGGTGTCCCCATCCAGGGTCTATTCCAACTATCCATATCCAGTAACTAGGAGGATACGGACCCTCCCACCACTGGTAATAGCTATCCTCTTCTTTTGTGGGTGCAGCATATATATGTTTTGTGGCGTCAAAACTCTTAAATACAAGACCAGTTCTTGAAGTGAACTTACCTAACAAACGAATTTCTCTTTCTGTTTCATCAGTTATAAGTTTTTCTACTTCAGCAATAGCTTCAGCACTTAGAAATTTATTATCATAGATAGAGATTATCCAACTATCAATGTGGGATTGGGTCATACTTGGTAAATATATGTTATCATAAACCCAGGTAAGACCAAATAATGGAGTCATACCCATTATGGTCCGTCCGTTATAGTCAACATGACGAAGTACGCAAGATTTATATATATCATATGGTGGTTCTTCATCAAAAACTGTGCCGTGACGAGCGGCTCCTTCAAACGATAGGAGTGATTGTTCGTGTGTCATAAAGTCAACCATACTTCCATTAGCTAGTTTTAAGATATGTTTGCGTTCATTATAGCTGTTTTCCCATTTACCGTTGATTAATAATCTCTTTGGAATAATCTGTTTGAGTTTAGGAATACTTACCTTCTCAAGTTCTTGGTAATCTACTGCCACATATCTCCAATACACTGGTGCTTTTGGAACCTCTTGAAAAGGATGTTTGCCATCTAGGTGAAATACTAACTCAAAACAGCATGTTTCTGTTTTACCAGACCTATTAGCTCCAAACAATGCACGAGTGATAGCCTTAGATTTATGAAACTCTAACGCCTGAGGGCTAGATGGTTCATAAAACCTTAATGGGTCATCCTTTTTACGTCTCTCTAATTCAGATAATGCTCTTGCTAATTCACTATTTTGTGGTGGCAACTCTCACTCCTGCTGCTTCCGCCAAAATAACACTCAAATCTTTATTACTTTTAAGTTTATTTTGAACTAATTCTTTCAACTCGTCATCAGATGTGTTAATAAACATTGTATCGCCTTGGTATCCTTCATTAATATCCCCAGCTTCCTGAGCGATTAGTTTTAATATTTCTCTATATTCACGTAAAACTTTATCGTTAGTGGTCTTCAAACCACCCTCTTCATCAAATATCTCATCTTCTAAAGCTTCCGCCAATTCTTGTTCTTTTTTAAGTCTATTAAACTTCTTGGTAAGACCTTTCTCAATAGCCAACGACTCCATATCCTTTGCAATTTCACTAATTCTCCCTTCATATTTTGTTTTATATGAGTTAATAGTGGTGGTAGACATTGTGCGGTCATATTTGGCTTTGAATTTTTTAATGATTCTTTGGTATGAATATCCTTGAGCAATCATCTGAAGCAAATCTGCTAACTCAACTTTGGATAATCGGGTGCTACGAACAACACTGATAATATTATCAGCAGCTTGTTCGCTAATATTTTTTAATTCTTTTCTTTTATTTTCAATTTCTTTCTGGTATGTGGTTGATTTATTTAATTTAATCTCTGGCATATTATTCTCCTTTCTTCATTTCATTTAATATATAAATATATTGTGATTCTTCATTTGCTAATTGATCTAATATTATATACAAATTATTAAGCATTTGTATAATCTCTGCATGAGTATAAGATGTGACAACTCCACTAGTATGAGTAATTTCTACCCTATCAGAATAAAATTTATATTCCATTAATGACCACCTCTGACTGGTATCACTCCTGCAAGCCCATATATTTTCTCCGTATTAACAATTATACCACGTGATGGGATACACTTTAAACATAGGAATGATGCACCACGAGCTGATGTTGATGAGAGATAACCATTACTACCATATTCTTCTAAATCCCCTATAATATCGTATATATTTTCAATAGATAGAACCGAGTATAGTTCCATTATGTTAGGTAATCTCCAATCATTATAACCAGCATAATTCAGATTATTTATTATTTCTAATGCTGTCATTAGAGAAAATTGTGCATTGGCAAATTGTATACTAAAAGGTTTGAATTTTGTTTCAACCCACTTATCAGCATGGGCAGCTAATTCACTAGGAAAACTCGTATACTCTGCTTGGTAACTTTCAGCACATATAAAAAATGAACTTGGAGCAAATGTTATATTATTAAAACTATTTGTAGGTCCATATGTTGCTATGAAAGCTTGTGTATTGCTTATAACCTTTGTTATCACACCCGTTATAGTATAACCACCAGCACCTATAATCCCAAATAATCTACCAATATCATTTGGCTCAAAAACTGATTTATTTGCTGTAAATGGAAATGATTGATTACTACGTGATAGATTAACACCAGTAATAGGTGTTCGAACTGGAACATAATTACTAAGCACATCCCCCTTAGTATAATAAAGTGGTGTTGCTATAATATTAACAGTTAATCCTGTGCCAGACCCTCCAACACACGGAACATTATTTGCTGTTGTGTAACCAGACCCCGTATCAAATTCATCGTAAAAAATCCATTCCCCAGTTGAAAGTCTTAATAACCAACAAGACTCATTTTCTCCTTGTTTGATGCGCACTTCATCGTAAGGTTGATAACCTGTACCTGGGTTATTCACTTCAAATGACACAATTACACCTATAGTGCCCTCATAATAAGGTAGCTCTTTTATCCATTGATTCTTAGGTAAATTTAAGAACGTTGGTGCCATTTTATTAACATTTTGAACCCACATCAAATTTGTGGCTCTATCAGTGAATGTGCCGTCACCATTATCAATGATTCTATTGGTCATCTTCCTCCCCTTTTGGTAGTATCCGTCATCATAGTCATCGTATGATGTGGATTGCCACGTGGGGAGCAAAAGATTATGAGAACCTAAAATATGAGTTGATTTGTCTGGCATTTATAAAACTCCTTAATAATTGCGGAGGGTTGCCCTTAAATAATATATCCCTCCGTTAGTTCGGACTCAAAGGTCACAGGGCAAATTTATTTTTTTTCTCCTGGTGCTTTGGATTTAGATTTAATTTCCAAACACCTTAAAACTGACTGACCAATATTCTCCACTGCTCTTTCATGGAGATGATGCATCAAAGAATCCACATACTTGAGAATATCAGGTGGAAGCTGGTTGATAATATCCATCACCATTGTTTCAAATTCAAATATAACAAGGTGAGATAACTCATGAGCCACAACTGCTGGGATTTCAATATCATCTAATTTATCAGAAATCTCAATATGAGCATGACGCTCATCTGGTCTTGGTTGCACATTTGCTAGTTCCATATCTAGGGAAGCAAATGCTATGGTAACATTCCAATCAGGGACCATTAATTTGGAAAGTTTATTTTTAAGTTTTTTGAGTTCTGTTAGTTTCATATTATAATTATACCCACTTTATTTGATTTCTAAACACATTTATTTATATCTACTTACTTTTTTTATATAATATAATATAATATAATTTTTATTTTATAAAAATTATTATTTATATAATATAATAT